TTGTCTTTAGTTCCAACAAAAGTAAATACTGTGTTTGTATTATCTCTAAAACTACCTGCACCTTTTGCGTTTTGTGTAACAGTTGATGAACCACTATAAGGTACTAAACCTTTTACAGGCTTATATGAAGTCTGAGCATGGTAAACATTTGTTGCTACAGTTGCACCTGGATTTAAGTTATCTGGTTGGTCTGGCAACCATTCACCAAAAGGTAATTGCATTATTTTTTCCTATTATAAAGTTGAAACAAATGGAGAAGCTACTGTGCTATCACCTCTAACCTGTAAAGGAGCACCATTATATTCATCTTCTCTATCATTTAATTCTAATCGTTCCATAGCTGTTGCATACATACTTTGCCATGTTTGAACTTGTTGAGGATTGATACCACCTAAAAAGTTTGCTGCATGAAATAAAGATCCATACAAATATATTGCTGGATGTGATGCTAAGATATAGTTTGTTGAAACTGTTGAACTTAAAGCTGGAAATTTTTTAAAATAATTCATTATAGCTGTGTAAGTTCCATCAGGTACTGGAGAAAATCTTAATGTATCTCCTAAAATTGTAAATGAAGTTGGCTTTCCAGTAGTTGATGTTCCTGTAGTCGCATCCATTTGTGATGGTGTTGTATATATTAATGGAGTTTTAGTTTGACCACTAATAATATAAAAATCTCTTATTTGTAAAAAGTCAGTAGGTAAATCTTCTGTTTCAGCATTAACAGTTATACTTACTTGTGCGATCATACTTCTAACTCTTAATTTAGAATTAAAATCAGCTTCTGCTAATTTAATAAAGTCATCAGCTATCTCTGTTGTTAAATCTGATCTGTTTAACCAATTAGCAAGTGATGCTTTTAATTCTGTGTATGTAGTTAATGCCATTAAATTTTTCCTGGTGCAGTTCTAAAATATCTATAATCAGAACTATTTAATTTTTCTCTTAATATTTTGTGTTGAACATCTTTAGGTAAAGCAAACCAATTACCATCTTGACTGTTGTTATATTCTTTTGTCCAAATTTCTAAAACAACTGTTGGAATTGTTGCTATTCTTTTTAAATCTTTACTTGGAGAGTAACCATCATTCCTAGTATAAAGTTCTTTGTTAGTTTTAATAACTGGAGCTATGTCAGTTGATGTTTTAACTAAAACACCCTCTTTGTCATTATCGTAATAAGTATTGCTTTTAATACCATCAGATTCTTGTCCAATTTTTCTCATCTACCCTGACCTTTGTATCTAGTAAGTTTCATATTTTTTTTTTCAGATTTATTAAGATTTTTTTTGTGTTTGCCTAATTTGGGTGGTTTATCTCTTGGAACAAAGTGTACAAACTTTTGTTTAGCCACTAAGCACCCATTTCAGTTATATAAACATCTGTAGATGATCCATGAAACACAGCAATCTTTTCGCCAGGAGAAACTTTAATAATTTCAACTTCACCAGATGGTAAAAGAGCTGATGTAGCACTTGCAGTAGGTGAAGCACCTAATACAAAATGAAAATTAGCTGAACCAACAATTCTAATATAATTAGTTTGATCTCCAAATGCAGCAGATGCAGTTGATGAGTTATTAGTATTGATTTTTTGTGTTGTTCCTGGTCTTAATGCGTAATTATATGACATTAATATTTTCCTTTTTTACTTTTAACTTTTTTGCCTTTTTTCTTGGCATAAGATTTTGCTTTTTTCATTCCACTTTTTGTGTATGAAAACTTTTTTTTTCCTACCATTGGCATAATTTATTTCCTTTTATTAATTGGTATTTGTGGGAGAAATATCGCTAGACAGGATCTCCCACAAAATCGTTTATTATCTTCTTATAACAAAAGTTATTTCCATTTTAGATGAATTAGTTGAACCACCATTTGTGATACATTCAATATGTCCATCTTCTTCAACTCTGTTTGCAGCTGTAGGTTCTGTAGTTGTAACTTTTCCAGCAGAGCCAGAAGCTACATGGTCAAAACCACCATCAGTTACTGCAACACCATCTATTTCAAAAGAGATAGCTGCTGTTCCTGTTGTAGCTGCTTTGTTGTGTGTAATAATTTTAATTATTCTTCCACCATCAGGCACACAAACAAAAGTTGATGATGCTGATGATACATTAGGTATATGTGAAGTAATAAAATAATCGTTAAGTGTTCGCATTGTATTTTCCTTTTTTGTATTGCTTCGTTCCGAATTAAATCTTCAAAGACCAAACAAAATGTTAATGAATATTATGAGGGAGTATAAATACCCCCTCACAAAAGTTATAACTACGCAGTAGTTAAATCAAAAATACCACCAGATGCTTTTTCATTCTTAGAGCATAGTGTGTATTCTACTAATAGAGCCTTTTTGTCAGCGTCTCCAGTTTTCGCTAGATCAACCATTTGAAAGTCTCTAAGGTATGCAGCAGACCACATATCAGGAGAAAGAACATAAGCTGATCTTGCTCTTGAAAATCTGTTCGCTACAACTTGTAATGCACCGAAATCACTTTCGTAGACATCAATTGCAGAAACTAATCTTTTGTTTTCTGCATCATCCATTCTTGTTGCACCACCAGTAAAACCAGAAAGTTTTTGCTTGTTAAAAGCACCAACCATAACCATTGATGGATCGCCACCCTCAGTCCAAACTTTTCTAATCATAGATTTAAGTTGAGACTCAGTAAAAGCTCTTTGTGTTCCATCAACTCTAGCATGAGTACCAGATCCACTAGGATCAGCACCTGATCCACCACCTTTGTCTGTGTTAGTTTTTAACCAAGACTCTAGTGAAGCCATCTTTCTAGCAGCACCAGCACCTGAATCAACTGGAGCTTGGTTTGCAGTAAGAGTAGTTTCCATATCTCTTTTTAGCTCTTTAGAAGCTTTAGAGATTAGGTATGCTAGTTCGTTATTTCTTCCAGCAAGATCCACAGATTCCATAGTACCAGAAACGATCACAGCTTTTCTTGAAATCTGTGTTTTGTTTCCAATTCTTGAAGTAGTTGATTGTGCATCAAAAGAAATTTCATCACCCTCTAAATGGTAGTTGTCGGCAGCTGGAGCAGCTAACGCATCTATTTGCCATTCATGGTTGACAGCAGTTGCTTTTGATTTTCCAATTGTACTCATAAATGGAGTATCAGTCGGAGATATGTTGTAGATAATGTCAGATAAATCTTCTCTCTGACCATTTACAGCATATTTAGTAACAGTATTAGTTATTAATGCCATTATATTATCCTTTATTTGTTTGAGTTGTTAATCATGTCTAAGAAAACACTTTGGGCATCTTGTAATTTGCCTGTTTTTCTTAAACGACTAAACTTTTCTCTAGCAGCTTTGGATTGATAATCGCTTTTGTCTTTTTTAATGCCTGACTTAAACACTCTGCTTGGTTTAGAAATCTTTTTAGCAATATTTGGTTTTGCTTTTTGTAAATTTCCAAATTTCATAGCATCGTTTACCAACATCAAGATACGATGGTCATATACTTGAGCTATTTCTGAGTCGTTAAACCCATATTTAGCCAAATGACTTCTCATATTATTTTTTAAAGTTGATGCTTTACTAGGATCAGCAAAATCAGGAATATTATTCACTAATTTTGTCTTTTCACTTTGTAAATATCCATCAAATTGAGCTTTCTGTTCAGATTGTGCCTTTTGAAAAGCAGAATTTAATTTTTCTTGCTTTCTTCTAAGCCTGTGTTCAATCTTTGCAGCTTGAGCTGGATCTTCGTCATATAAAGCTTCTAAATCAGCAGATGAAATCTCTGAATTTAGTTGCTCTTGGGCAACAGACATAAGCTCATTAACTTCTTTTAGCTTTTGAGAATAGTCTTGTCTTTGCTTTTCAGACTCAGATTGAAATTGTTTTCTCTGATGAGAAAGTTCTTCAGTCTTTTGTCTATAGTCAGCATCTCTTGAGTAACCATTTCTCAACTCATCAAGGGTAACTTCTAATTCTTGACCTGCAACTTTTACCTTGTAGGTGGAATCTTCTAGTTTCTCTTGAGTATCAATTTGTTCTTCGTCTTGAGATACATCTTCGGAAGTTTCTTCTTCAGTTTCGTCTTGCGACTCTGCTGTTGTTTCTTCTTCCATTATTTCCTGTTCCTGAGGTTGATCGTTTTCCGATTCCTCATTTTGTGGTTCAGGAGAATTCTGTTTAATTTCTTCAGGCTCTTGTGTCTTTGTTTCTTTTTTAGGTTCTAATAAACCATTGATTGCTTTTTGTGCTTTTTGCACATCAGTTTCAGATCCTTGTAATGGGTTGCCTTGATTGTCTGACATTGTGTTTCCTTTTTAGTTAAGCTCCTCTTATGAGGTTGGCTTATCCTAACTTTTTTTGTTAGAATTTTTTATTTTTGATTTGATTTCTAAAATCTTCTAATTGTTTTGATGCAAGTTTCCCTGTATCAATCATTTCAATTAAATTTTGTTCTACCTTGCCGACCATTTGATAAGCTAACCAAAGTTTTTCTCTAGTTT